ATTTTATTTTTAGGATTGTTTTTGTTATTAACGTATCTGTTAAATGCATTTTTAAATACATGAGTTGGATATAAATTTTCTATTTCTTCTTTAGTCCAATCACTTAAAGGTTTTATATTATTATTTTCTCTACAGTTATATAAAAAAGTATAGTCTTGTTCATATTCAGCATTTGCAAATGAACCTACTAACTCCCAGTAATAAACATTACCAGTTTGCTCTTCTATTGTAGGCGTAGCTTTTTTTAAATTACTCATTAATTTTCTCCTTTAACTCTGCAACTTCTGCTGATAACTCTTGTATAGCTTTAACCAATACAGGAACTAATTTACCATACGAAGCTTCTAACTTATCAGGATTTTCTTTTAATACTAAGTTTGCATAATCTGCAATATCAAAATTTTCTTGTACATTGTCTAAGTCTTGAGCTATAAAT